CTGCTATTTGTACATTATCATCTATGGTTTTGAAAAATTTTATTATAGAAGGTAAATTTGATTTTAACCTATTATATTCAGAAGTTAGAAAAGTTGTAAAGGCTCTTAATAAAGTTGTGGATATTAATAACTACTCAACCGAAAAAGGTCGTAAAGGAGGTTTAGACCAAAGAGCAATTGCCATTGGAACTCAAGGGTTGGCTGATGTTTTTTATCTAATGGATTATATTTTTACTTCAGAAGAAGCTCGTAAACTTAATAAGAATATATTTGAAACAATTTATTTTGCAGCGATTACTGAAAGTATGGAATTGTGTAAATCAGGTGAATATAAACCATATGCACATTTTGAAGGGTCGCCCATGTCTAATGGAGTTTTTCAATTCGACATGTGGGGGTTAAATGATAGTAATTTATTTTGGGATTGGGAAAAACTAAAAGAGGACGTTAAAGAATATGGTGTTTGTAACTCATTATTTACCGCTCAAATGCCTGTAGCGTCTTCGGCTAAAATAACAGGTTCTTTTGAAATGACGGAGCCAGCACACTCGGCTTTATTTAATAGACGAGTAGTTGGAGGTGAAATTATGATTGTGAACAAATATCTAATTAGTGATTTTGAAAAAATTGGTATTTGGTGTGAAGATTTAAAAAATGAAATAATCCTTAATGAAGGGTCAATTCAAAATGTGAATTTTAATAATTACATCGATTTAGAAGATAAAAGATATAATTTTAAAGTTAAAAGAGTTGAACATTTGATTCAGAAATACAAAACAATTTGGGAAATTTCACAAAAAGAATTAATTGATATGGCGGCCGAAAGAGCACCATTCATTGACCAATCACAATCAATGAATATTTATATGGCTAACCCGACATTATCTAAGATTACTTCATCACACTTCCATTCATGGGAAAAAGGATTGAAAACACTTTGTTATTACGTTAGAACTAAAGCAATCTCAACGGGGGCTAAACATTTGGCGGTTGATATTTCTAAAATTGAAAAACCAAAACCAACATCACAACCTTTAAAAGTTGAATATAATAATGTTAATTTACCACCAAAACCTGAAAATTCTGATTTCGAATGTTTTGGATGTTCATCTTAAAAATTTAAAAACTCTCGATAATGTCGAGAGTTTTTTATTTTAACACATAATACAAAAAAATTATAACGGTATTATATTTATGGTATATGGCAGAGGGTAGAACATACGGCATAAATTTTCCATTTAGAGATTCGTCTAAAGGTACTTACTTATCATTATCCGAAGATAGTGATGAAGAAATTAGGAGTAGTTTAGTACATTTACTTTTAACTAGAAAAGGTACAAGATATTATCTACCTGATTTTGGAACTAGATTATATGAATTTATTTTTGAGCCTATGGATGGTCCGACTTTTTCGGATATAGAGGCTGAAATTAGAGAATCCGTTGCTGAATATATACCTAATATTACAATTACAAATATAAGTATTACAGACGCTTCTTTAGAAGAAGAGGATAAAGGTACATTTATAAATAGTAATGGACAAAGAGAATTTGTAGTACCTGGTATGGCCGAAAAAGAACATACCGCAAAAATTAAAATTGATTATACTATCACTTCATCGGCATTTAATCCAAGTGATTTTGTAATTATTAATATATAATAAATTATGGCTAATAAAAAGATTTCATATACTACTAGAGACTTCCAACAGATAAGAACTGAGTTAATAAATTTCACAAGACTTTATTATCCCGAACTTATTGACAATTTTAACGACGCTTCAGTGTTTTCGGCATTATTAGATTTAAACGCCGCGGTAACAGACAACTTACATTTTAATATTGATAGAAGTATCCAAGAAACCGTACTACAATATGCACAACAAAGGTCATCAGTATTTAACATTGCTAGAACTTATGGACTTAAAGTGCCAGGTCAAAGACCTTCAGTTGCGTTAGTCGACTTTTCAATTACAGTACCCGCCTTTGGTGATAAAGAAGATTTAAGATATTGTGGTATCTTGAGAAGAGGTGCTCAAGTTAATGGTGCGGGACAAGTTTTTGAAACAGTATATGATATTGATTTTTCATCACCAATAAATGCCGAAGGATATCCGAACAGACTTAAAATACCTAATTTTGATTCAAATAATAAATTATTAAATTACACTATTGTAAAAAGGGAAACCGTAGTTAATGGGGTTACTAAAGTATTCAAAAGAACAATAACGGCAACAGATGTTAAACCTTTCTTTGAATTATTTTTACCTGAAAAAAATGTTTTAGGTGTTACAAGTGTTTTATTAAAAGACGGAACTCAATATGCTAATATACCATCACCACAAGAGTTTTTGGGTAATGATAATAGATGGTATGAAGTTAAGGCGTTAGTTGAAGATAGAGTTTTTGTTGAAGACCCTACTAAAGTTTCTGACCAACCAGGTATAAAAGTTGGTAAATATATCACAACAAGTAATAAATTTATAACTGAATATACACCTGAAGGATTTTTAAAAATGACTTTTGGTGGTGGTAGTCAATCAGCAGACGAACAATTGAGAGAATTTGCAAGAAACGGATTAAAATTAGATTTATATAAATATTCAAATAACTTTGCGTTAGGAAGTGTATTAAAACCAAATAGTACATTATTTGTACAATATAGAATTGGTGGGGGTGCTGGTAGTAATTTAGGTATTAACGTAATAACACAAATTGGTACTGTTTCTTTTTTTGTTAATGGTCCATCAGCATCTGTTAATACTAATGTAGTTAATTCTTTATCATGTAATAATGTTACCGCCGCAATTGGAGGAGCTCCTTCACCAACAACTGAGGAGGTTAGAAATCTAGTAACATTCAACTTCTCAGCTCAAAACAGAGCGGTTACCGTTAACGACTACGATTCAATAATCAGAACCATGCCGTCTCAATTTGGTGCTCCTGCTAAAGTCGCTATTACTGAAGAAAATAATAAAATTAAAATTAAAATGTTGTCATTTGACGAATCAGGTAATTTAACTGAAATAGTATCAAATACTCTTAAGAATAATATTGCTAATTATTTATCAAACTATAGAATGTTAAATGACTATATCTCAGTTGAAAGTGCTAATGTTATAGACTTATCAATGAACATTGACGTTGTGTTAGATAATAGTCAGACACAAGGTGCCTTAATTGCTCAAATAGTTAATTTAGTTACAGAATATTTTTCACCATCTAATAGACAAATGGGCAGTAATATTTATGTTTCAGAAATTAGACGACAAATACAATCACAAAATGGTGTAATTTCAGTTTCCGACATTCAAGTGTTTAATAAAGTGGGTGGACAATATTCCTCATCACAAACATCACAAGGATATTTAGATGATGAAACAAAACAAATAGGTTTAATTGATGACACAATATTCGCGGAACCAAGTCAAACATATCAAATCAGATATCCTAGCAAAGATATTAACGTAAGAATTAAAAACCTTTCCACCGTTAATTTTTCTTGATAATTTATTTTATTAATTTATGAATTATCTTTTTGAAAATGGTATATAAACTATTTATCAAAAAAGATTACGAATGTCAAATTCATATAGAATAAGAACCGAAGTAGGTGTAGATAAATCATTAAAGGTATTACTTGAACAAGAATATGAATATCTTGAAATTTTATCTTTAAAGGTTTTACAAAGTCAAATTTATACAAGACAATGCTCTGATTATGGAGTTATTATAGGTAGAGTTACCGCAAATAATGGATTTGGTATACCTAACGCTAAGGTATCGGTTTTCATACCTTTATCTACTGAAGACGAAAACAACCCAATTATAAGTGAATTATATCCGTATAAGTCTCTAAGTGATGTTAACGAAGATGGATATAGATATAATCTTTTACCATATAAACAACAACATAGTGGACATAGCCCGACAGGTACATTTTTCGATAAGGGAGATGTTTTAACAAACCCAACCTTAATTGAGGTTTACGACAAATATTATAGATATACCGCAAAAACAAACGATAGTGGTGATTATATGATATTTGGAGTACCACTAGGGGAACAAACAATTCATGTTGATGTTGACTTATCAGATATTGGTGAATTTTCACTTTCACCGCAAGATTTGGTCAGAACAGGAGCCGCTACTGAAGCTCAAGTTGCAGGAACTCAGTTTAAAAGTTCATCAAATTTAAACTCACTACCACAAATTATCTCAATCAATAGAGTTGTTGAAGTTGAACCTCTTTGGGGACAACCTGAAGTATGTAGTATAGGTATTATTAGAAGTGATTTTGATTTAACAAGTGAAGCCAACATTGATATAACACCCACCGCTATTTTTATGGGGTCGATTGTATCAACTGTTGACAATTATACTCAAAAAAGAAATTGTAAACCAAAAAATAAACATGGTAATTTATGTAGTTTAGTTGCAGGACCTGGTGAAATATTAGCGATTAGGCAGACAATACAACAGGATGTGAATGGAAGACCTGTATTAGAAACCTTTGACTTAGAACAAGGAGGTCAAGTAATTGATGAAAACGGTACTTGGTTAGTCGATGTCCCAATGAACTTAGATTATTATATAACAAATGAGTTCGGAGAAAAAGTTTTATCTAATGACCCTAAAAAAGGAGTTCCTACAAGAGGTAAATATAGATTCAAAGTTAAATGGTCACAAGCACCAACATTATCTGAACCTGTTAAAAGAGGGTACTTTTTAGTACCTAATATAAAAGAACATGGATGGGTTATTAGTGGGGGAAATAGAATTGACCCTTTAACTAATGGTTCTGCATCACCTTCAGATGTTGTACAAGCGATTAAATCTTATTCGTTTAGTTTAGATTGGAATGATTATCCTGATATACAAGGAGCTATTGATTGTGAAGATACATTTTATGATATGCAGTATAATAAAGTTTATACTGTCTCACAATTAATTGACCAATATCGAAAAGGGTTTCAACCAAGCAAAGTCATTGGGGTGAAACATATTCTTGATGATGTTTGTGAAAGTGAAAACGTCAAATTCCCAACAAACGATGCGTTTTTAAGGTTTGATTTACTCTACCTACTATTCACAATTATGATGTATATATTTAAACCAATATTATACATCATATTGGTTATTGTTCACGTTTTAGCCTTTTTAATAAAATTCATATTAGGACCGATATTAGCAATTGTTGTTGCGGTTGTATTTGTGATTGTCATAATAGTATGTCAATTTATTAATGGTATAATTTGGGTTATTAATTTATTTGCAAATGTTAATAAATTAGATTGTCCTACCATCGATGATATGACAGAGTTAATTGATAAACTTTTAAATATTTGGAAATTATTTACTAAGATAAATTTACCAAATTTATCATATAGCGATTGCGAGTTATGTAACTGTAAAGAACCTGATAGTGTTGAAAATAATGCGGCAGGACCGTCACCAACTAATATAGATACTGATGCAATTATAAATAACGCAGGAATAAATTCTTATTTAACAAATTATTTAGATAATAGTAAATACACCGCAAATCCAGGTTTTTCTTACCCTAGTGCATTTGAAACTATGATGGCTGGAGCTAGTTTTGATGGGTCAGGTCCTAAAACATACGCTCCCCAAATGGTTAAATATGGTGATGACGCTAATGGTGATAGACATTTATTTACTAGTAGTTTAACTCTACCTGAAAGAATAAATTTATTTAATAATAAAGCAAAATATTTTAATGATGGTGGAGGTACAAATCCTGGTGGTGGGTTTAACAGAATTAAAGTAACGTTTAATACTACTCTTAATAATCCTTTAGTTAAATCACATTTAGATAATGTAATCGTTGTGTCTATTAAAGATACTAAATTAGCAGAAATGCAGGCGGGGCAAATAATCGCTTTCCAAAACCCCACACTTTCAACAGATGTTAATTTAACAGGGTTTACACAGTTAAATCAATTTGCAACAAAAAGTATTACGGGTACATCAATCAATGATAATGGACAAATCACGGTTTATTATACCGACCCATCTGATTTATATGGAACATCATCACCTCAGTCAGTAATTTATGATGTAGAACAAAATCCTGATGATGCGACCTACGCTAAATTTGCTATGGATATGGAATATTTCCAAGTAATTACCGCTATGACGTATAACGATTTTAGTTCTTTATGTACCTCAAATCCATTGTCGTTAAGAGATAGATACCTATTCAATGACATGAGATTTGAATACCTTAAATCGTCAAGTAATTGTTGGTATGATGATTATTATCAAAATCCATTGGCGTCATACGATAATTATGGAAGTCAAGTAATAACATTTTTAGTTAGAGGTGTCGACCCGTATAGTACTCGACAACAAAATTCATATGATTTAAGTAGGTTGTTTGGATATACTACTTGGGGTGTACCAGGCTTAACAATAACGGGTGAGTATAAATTAAATCATCCTATTAGAGGTGGAGTTAAATCTGTTAAACATACTATGACAAGTGATGTTACTAATACAGACTCAAATAACTATAATCTTTATTATGATTCGTTCCATTTTGTTCCTGAATCTAATCCTGTTAATGCTGGTTTTACCGCTTTCACATCCACATTACCAAGTTATTATTCAAGTTTAGATACTTCAAATTTGACGTTTACTCCATCAGGAGCATTATCCTTAAATAACGTATGTTACCCAACTCCATACGGATATGGGGCGGCTAGTGTAAGACCTTTTAATACTATAATATCAGATGGTAATGGATTTTTATTGGAATGGGATGTAATAGTACCTCTTGGTTTACCACCTAACTGTACTGAAATTAGAACCGCTACACAAAATAGTTATCCTAATGAAAATAGAGGATATTTTCAAAATGAAATTGTTGAAGGTGGTTCCGTAATGTTACAAAGAGTTAGAGTACAATATGGGGTATCAACCTATGCGGCGGGTT